CCTTCATTCTGATTAAGGGAGTTATCTCTTTGGTTTCTTATGTTCTCTAAAAAAGACTGTGGGATGTGCTGTGAGTGTTTGATTGTGAAATTCTTTGGGTCATTATCAAATAGCACAGTATTTTGCACATCGAAAAATTTGTTTTGTTTGTCTTGCATTTGCTTCTCCTATTGAAAATAAAATGGGGGTGAAGCTAAAGATAAGTTAAGGAGAGCAAAACCCTTATCTCTAGCAACACCCCCAATTACTACTTAGGACTTAAGAAAGTCCAGTGATCATTCCGCTATCTCCAAACTGAGAGTGCTTCACAGATACTTCACCCACGACCATGTGCTTGTCGCTATCACCAGTTTTGGCTAGAAGCGTACGTGTAAACGGACGTAGTACACATTGCTTGAACATTGAAGGATCAATGAGGTAAGCATGAGTAGCCAGATTTAGGCGATTAAGGATGACCTTGTACGTACCAAAACTTGTTACCAATACGTCAATAGAATTGACTAAAGTTTTAGCATCAGCCAAATCTCTTTGACGGTTTGAACTAGAAGCAAATCCTGCAATGATAGTAGAATCAGCAGGCTTGATCATTAGTACTGAAGGATCAGAACCGTTGGTGTAGCAAGTCTGTCCCAACTCAAGTAGCTTGGCTTCAGTAAGAGCATCAGCAGAGTTTGATCCAGCATCTACAGTAGTAGAGATCTGCTGGTCAATAGATGCCATTTTACGAGCCGCAGATGCACTTCCTGGCACAGCCGCTTGAGAAACACCGATCATAGACTTTTCTACATCGAGCTTAACTTGCTTCAGTACTTTTGCGAGGTTGTCATTCGCAAATCTTCGCTCAAGGTCGTTACTCTTGAACCGTCTTTATCCTTAAGACTGCTAATGCTTTCACATTAGATGAGACTATATCATCACCTGTTGTATAAACAGGGTCATGCGCTTCCACCCACTTGGGTGTACTTCCTTCCGGAATAGTCGTTGCACCTTCCTCAAGAATTGAGGCTTGGCTCATGATTACCATATCTTTCGACTTAGGCTTCCCATGAATTCACATGATTTAGGCCGCGCACAACATTTTTAACGCGGTTTCTTTCGCTCTACCGTGAGTCTTAACGGCATCAGAAGTAGCAGATACCTGGAATGATTCACCAACGATTTGAGTTGTGTTAGAACGAGTTGTAGGTTGTCCAACTGCGGTCATTGAGCTATCTGCTCCCTCTACTAACGCTGTATTAGCCGCACTACGTAGAGAGTCTTCAAGCCACTCAAAAGTACGTGAGTGTACTTTCTCGCTTTTGACTAGAGATTGGAATGGTGTTGCGCTCAATTACGTTCAAGTAGGCTCGTTATTTCCTACTCCGTCCCTATTAGGGACTGCTGTATGTTTCTATACAGATCAGACTATATCTTCACCCTCTTTTTAGAGGGGCTAGGTGCTTCCACTCACTTGAGTGTACTCCCTTTCGGGATAGTCGTTGAACCTTCCTCTTGCGAGGCTCGGATGCTGATTGTCGGTAGCCACCACAGCTACTACGAGTTCCCAGCAATTCTCCTAGTTACAACTATAGATTACTCTATAGCGACCCAACTATTTAGGTGATATGTTGGCGATTGTTGAGGATACATCTTCCGCAACTCCCACCATGTTGTATGTGACTAAGGTAGTCATAGTTTATTTCCTTATTGTAGAAAGATTTAAAAGGGTTATCCAACATCCCAGTTAGCCATCAATGCTTCTGCAATATCATCTATGTCATTACCTCTACTTGGACTATTCCTAAGTTTTTCTTGCGCGGCTTTCTGCTTGCTGATTCGTTGATCAGTTTTAGTCGGCGGTGCTTTCTTACTTCGGAGTATCTTTGTAGGTGCTTTATTAGCTTTCTTTGTTTTGGCTACCTTCTTAGACTTGTCAAACATCATTGCCTTATGCAAAATCTTAATTACATTAGGGTCTGTATAATTGTTGACTGCATCTTCAGGTAAACCATTACCAATAGCGTGTTTCCTGATATCGTTGTATAGGTCGGTAGACCAATCAGGCAAATCTCTCTGAAGAACCTCAATACACTGCTTTGCGTTTTCTTTCTGTTGCATAGCCTGTTTTTGTTGGACTTCTGAGTAGAAACTATTGGATTCCTCAGTGAGGAACTTAAGATCGCTTTCTGCCGCTTGCGCTTCAGCACGTAAGGCCGCAAAATCTTCTGCTTCCATTTGTCGTGAAGCTAAAAGCATATCGACTTCTTGATACGGCTTATAGCGTTCTTCGGCGCGTTTAAGCATAGCTTGTAATGACGCATCTGCACGTTGCAGAGCTTCAGTAGCTTCTTTTTTCTGGTTTGCTGTTTCTTGAGACTTTCGAGTGAGGGATGCTTCTTGACCGTAGAGACGCTTGAGATCTTTTAAAGATGCCTGCTTAGTTTCACCGTCAACAACAAGTTCAACAATAGTATCATCAGATAAACTGACTTCTTCTTCCTCTACTGCCTTTTCTTTATCATCTTCAGTTTCTTCTTCGTCAGGGTCTTCTTCAGACTCAGCTTCTTCTTCTTCAGTTTCTTCATCTACCTCTATTTCATCTACAGATTCTTCTACTTCAGTCTCGTCAGTAGTTTCCTCTGTTGCCTCTAGACTACCTTCTTCAGATAGCTGATCTTTGTCATCAGCGTCTTTCCAGTTACCTAAAATGGCCTCTGCCGCACTATCCATATCCAATGCGGTAGTACCTGAGTTAAAAGCATTTTGCACGTTATCCTGGGACATGGTGCTTACTCCTCTTCAGTTGTAATTACTTCGTTTTCTTCTGCTTGATCTTCTTTAGCTTTAGCATCAATTTGATCTCGTACTTCTACTTGCTGACGTAGAGTATTTACGATATCAACTATGGCTCTGTAGTGACCGTAGGCTTCAGTACGCTTGGCTTCTTCTTCGGGTGCTGATGACAAGAATGCTTGTACTGTTGAATCTACCATCATGTTCACAGTTTTAGTAAAAGCCTCTGTGTTTAACAAAGTTTCTGCGTCTGTTCCTAGATTTACTAATTGTTCATCGTTCATTTTTAGCTCTCCTTAAGAGTTTTAGGTTGTTTTTATAGTCAACAGTAAGCTCGTCACCGTCTTCTATATTTTTTTTCGCTACTACATAAAAACCACCCTTTGTGTACTCCAAGTGTGTATTGGGATACGCAGAATGATTCATATATCTTCCTGCCGGAGTCCTTTTGTCTCCTACTGTTGCAGGACAGATACTTTCTCCGATGTCGATGCACTTTGCTGAGAATAAGCCAAGCCCCTGAATGTCAGAAGGAAGCACTACAACAGCGTAATCTCGATCAAAAGGAATACGGTCTGTACTATTATTTGAAATTTCCCAGACCTGTTGGGCTGTCAGTCCCACAGACCTGAGAAAATCTTCATAATCACCCATTCGGTCTTGCGATAGCCGTTATCTCATCTGCCTGTTGAGCAAGGACAAGTTCAGCACTATCAATTAGTTTCTTATGGTTAAGTTGAGCTTCTTTGAGATCAACATTGTCACTTTGAATAGCAAAGTTGTTCTCTGCCTTCATCTTTTCAAGCTCTATTTTCATTTGAGCATTTTGTACATCCATTTGAGCTTTCATTTCTCCAAGTACAGTTTGACGCTCTTGGACTTCAAGTTGTTTCTTCATCATCTCTAACTGAAGTTCCTGTGCCGGATCAGGTTGCTCTGGTGGCAATTGATTTGGGCTAGTCAAGTATTCAGCTACATTTTTGATACCTGAGAGTTCCATTACCTTGGATATAAGCTGGTATTGATTCTGTGGGGTGTACATCTTTTGTAAGTTAGGGTCGGTAGTAAACTGTTGGTGCATAGCCATGTATTTCTGGCTTTCTCTTTCCTGTTCTCCATAGCCAAGAGACATTTCAACAGTTACATCTCTTTTGTCAGCCCAATCACTTGGGTTAATCTGTACATACTCACCACTTATCTCTACTATCTTTTGTTCGGCTTCATTTTCAATACATAGCTGGTAGATAGTCTGATACAAAGGCTTAAGGAATTGGTTAGCAAAGTTTCGCGCAATGATTTTTTGACGTTGCTGAGACATAGTGGCTAACTGCTCAACCATAGCCGCACTATTTTGCTTGCTTATAGCATCTTTGTTTAAACCTTGAGACAGCCTACTAACACCAGTAGTGTCCTCTTTGTTCTCGTCCAACATTTGTATTGTTTGGAACGTAAATGGGTTTAGAGGGCTTTGCATCATTGGTGCAATAGCATCAGGTCTAGTTATATTGACTAAGCCGCCTACTCTGTTATCAATAAGCTCTCTAGGATTGCTAAGACCACCCTTCAATACAGTGTATCTAGGGTTATTTGTAATCATTGCGTGATCAAGGATAGAACGTGTGAGTACTGTTCTAGCATTCTGTGTGGCAACTAGCTTGTCAGCAAAGTTATTACCGTAAAAAGCGTGAGGGATCGGAAGCGGAACAAACGTAACAAATGGTTTTCTATTTACCTTCTCTTTATCGAGAAGCACATTTCCGGCTTTTATTATCTTATAGAGTTCTGCAACTCCCGTCCCTTCGCAATCCAGTTCCATGTAGATTTCATAGACTAAGACTTCTCTTACTTGGTCTTGGTATCCGTGGGCATTAAAGCCTCTGTCATTATTGATAGTGTCATGTCTAGATAAGACTTCTAAGTCAGTTCCCATAGTGACATCAGAGTGATCACCTATTTTATTAATCAGTTTTTCTGGATAACCATCAAGCCGTAAGTCAGACAAAGTTTTCTTTGTTCTATGGGCGCAAAACAACGCGCTATCCAGAGACTTTGGCTGTGATTCGATTAGGAATTCTTCTGGTGCAATGTTTTCAACAATGACTTGGCTTGTGTCTCTGGTAACTTGAAGTTCTCCAGAAAGAAGTCCTATTTCATCTTCTGAGTATTCACCCAAAGATACATTTTCTTGGGCAAGCATTATGTCTAATTCATCTTCTGTAATATTTTCAAAATATTCGGAAACTGTTTCGTATTGCTCTTGCCAGAACACCTTTGCTATCCCTGCTCTTGCTATAAGTCCATCATGTATAA